ATATTAGACAAACGACAATCAAGAAACTCAGACTCCATTGGTCCCAGCATCCAATAAAGTCAGTCGGTCTTTATACTACTGACGATAAGGGAAATCTGAAACATCTTGATGATGCGATCTTTCCGCCAGATTACCACTTTGTTTTGGATGGAAAAATCCGAAGTTCTTGGTATGATGGAGAGTGTCAGCGTGCCGGTAGTTCCCAGGAAATTGCCCAGGAACTTGACATTGATTACCTTGGGTCAGGGTTTCAGTATTTCAATGCAGCAGCAATCGAAACTCAGATTCGCAAGAATGCCCGTCCTCCTCTTCTCGTTGGTGAGTTAGAATATGATGACACCACAGGAGAGCCCATTCGATTTGTTGAATGTACTAATGGGCATCTTCAGTTATGGTTCTACCTCAATGGGAATGATGAACCACCTAGAGATTCTAAATACTCAGCAGGGTGCGATGTTTCTGCCGGGACGGGTGCATCCAATTCTTGTCTGGCCGCTTACAATATGACAACATGCGAGAAAGTTATTGAGTATGTCAACTCACGTATTAGACCAGAACAGTTTGCAAAGCAAGCAATTGCGATATGCAAATGGCTCGGAAATGCTTATCTCATCTGGGAGTCTGGCGGGCCGGGTAGACAATTCGGTTCCAGGGTTATCGAATTGGGGTATGGAAACATATATTTTCGCAAAAGGGAAGAGGCGATTTCTGGTAAAGTGTCGGATATACCAGGCATTGTTACGACCAAGGAAGTCAAGATGTTATTCCTTGGCGAGTACCGATCTTCTGTTGAAAAGGGAGCGTGTATTAACAGATCGAAGGAAGCTTTACAGGAAACACTGGAATATATTTTCGCTCCTGATGGCGGGATTGAGCATTCGAGAACATGCAACCGCGTTGACCCATCTGGTGCGAAAGCCAACCACGGCGACCGTGTTATTGCCGATGCTCTCGCATGGAAAGCTTTGCGTGAAAGGAATATCAAGCCAGTCGTTGAAGAAAAAACTATTCCGGTAGGATCACTGGCTTGGCGTAATCAACTTCGAGAACAGAAACAGAAAGAACTCGCTAACGACGGTTGGAGAAATAACTAATATGCACGATGATGCGATAGTTACCATCATAATTGTTGTTAGTTTTTTATTTATAGTTTACGGGAAAAGGGGAAATAGGTAAAAATAATGAAGAACCCACTGAGCGATAAAGAGTGGACCAAACTTGACGCGGCGATTGTTTGGTCAGAACGGCAGCTTGAGTTCCAGAAACGAAAGAGGCTTCATGCAGTTCAGCAAATGGTTGGTTATCATTATGCTGAGTGCGGTGCAGAACGTAGGAATATCGTTCCTATGCTCGCTCTTGCTTTGCAGATTTACACAAGGAAACTCTCTCCGCAGAATCCTCGCGTTTTAATTACTGCTCCAGGCAACGATAGGCTCAAGCCTGTCGCTGCTAATTTCGAGTTGGCAGTGAATCAGATTCCTGACGAAATTGGCTTGCAGGGAACTCTTCGCCGTATCGTTCTTGAGGCTCTATTCTCGATTGGTGTCGCAAAGGTTGGCTTGTATGAAGTAGGCCACGCTCTTGACCACAAATACGGCTGTCCATTCGTTGATTGCGTTCCACTCGATAACTACTTCCTTGATATGTCAGCCAAGTGCCTTGAAGATATTTGCTTTGAGGGAAATCAGTATTGGCTTGACTACGACGAGCTAATGGATAGTGATTGGATTGACGAAGACGAGAAAAAGGATTTGAAGCCTGACGAATATACAATTGTCGGAGTTGCTGGTGAGCCTCGTGTTGAAGGTATTTCGGCAGATGGTTCAGCAGATCAATATCATGATCGTGTTCATCTTCGTGATATCTGGCTGCCGAAGGAAGGTCTTGTTGTTACTTGCGGTGCCGAGACAAAGAAGGTTCTTCATGTCTGCGAATGGGATGGTCCTACTTGCGGTCCATATTACAAGCTGTGGTTCAACGATGTTCCAGGCAACTTAATGCCTCTTCCGCCGATTGCTTTGTGGCGTGACTTGCATGAGTTGGCAAACACTATCTTCCGCAAGCTTGGTGAGGAAGCTGAGTCATACAAGAGGGTTCAAGGGTTCCAGGGCGGCGAAGAGGAGAGCGTAACGAACTTCTCTAAGGCTCGGGATGGTGAAGGAATTCGATATACTGGGTCGCCTCCTGTTCAACTTGAGGCTGGCGGTGTTCACGCTCCGACACTTGCGTTCTATCTGCAATGCCGTGATCTGTTCAGTTACTTCGCAGGGAACCTAGATACCCTTGGTGGTCTTGAAAACCAATCTCCTACTCTGGGTCAAGATAAACTTCTTACTGCATCTGCGACTGCTCAAATGCAGGACATGGCAGATGCTACGCAGAAGTTCATTCAAGATATTTTCCATGCACTTGCATATTATGAATGGAATGATCCAGTCAAGAAACGTAATCTTGAAAAGCCGATTCCCGGTACTGATGCAACATTGCCTGTGAAGTGGAACAAGAAAGCGAAGCTGGGAGATTTCGATGACTACGATCTGAAGATGGATGTGTATTCGTTGCAGGATAACTCTCCGAATGTGCGTCTTCAGAAGTTGCGAATGTTCATGAAGGAATTCGTTACTCCTCTTGAGCAACGAATTCAATCTGCTGGTGGTCAAGTTGACTATCAAGAAATTCTCAAGTTGGCAGCAAAGTATTCAGACTTCCCAGAGTTGTCAGATATCGTTAAGTTTGCCGAGACGGATCAGAACTTGCAAACGAAACAGCAGGGCCAGGACTACGGCGGCGACAAGACGACCGCGAGAGTTGGACAGCCGGGAATGTCTCGCCACGGTGCTGATTCTGCGATGACACAACAGCTTATGGGTAGTGGTCTTAAGGAAACTGCTGGTGCTGCACCCGTTACATCTGGACATTAACGAATAATCAGGATATAATGTAACTATGGCGATCTTCGGAAAAATCTTCAGGTATCAAGATGATGCTGGTCGCATCGTTGAAAGATACTTCAGGGTTGCTGAAGTTCCTGAAACGATTGATGTTGATGGAACTTTGTATACTCTGGAAAATCACAGTGTAAGGCCATCGAAGAGTCGATTCCCTTATGAATGTGATGTTTCCGGTGTTCACTCAAGTCAGGCTCAAGAATTGAGGGATTTCTTCGAGAGTCACGGAGAGAAGGGTGTTGAAGTGACTCAAGAGGGTAATCCTGTGTATACCAGCAGGAATCAGCGGAAGCGTTTGCTGAAGCTGCGAGGTATGGTTGACCGTGGTAGTTTTTAACGGAGAAGAGAAAATGCCAGTGACAGATGAACTTGTGGGTGAAATCAATACTGCAATCAATACTTACATCGAAGGTAAGGAATCAGAGAAGAAGCCTCAAGAAGAGAGTATTCCTTTTACTGAAGAGAAGCAAGTAGCGGAAGTAAAAGAAGAGGCTCCTGTAGTTGATACAGAAGTTAAGTCAGAAGAGAAGACCGAAATCAAGAGCGAAGAGAAGCCTGAAGTCAAGACAGAAGTAAAACCTAAACTTAGTAACGAGGCGTTGACTCGTGCTATTCGTGCAGGTTTGACTTTTGAAGATGCGAAATCCTTTGCTAACGACGAGGCGTTAAACAGGGTATCCGCCTCCATTGAAAATGCACATAAGCCGGTTGAGGAAGAGAACGAAGAGTCTGACGAAGATGATTTGTTTGCACAGATTCCTAATCTCGATCCTGAAGAGTATGAAGAAGGTGTCGTCAATACTTTCGAGGCTTTGAAGAAGGTTATTCAGAAGCAGCAAGAAGAGTTGAAGTCAATGAAAGAGTATCAGGCAAGGATTGCTGATGCTGGTCGTCAGAATTACGCTAAGGAAACTGAGAAGTGGTTTGATAGTCAGATTTCCGGTTTGGGAGAAGACCTTTCTGAGATTCTGGGAAATGGTGAGTATTCTAAACTTGACAGGTCCAGTTCTCAGTTTGCTACTAGGGACCAGATTGCAAATCAAACTGCCATTTTGATCGCTGGATATCAAGCTTCTGGAATTCAGATCGACCGAGATAAGGCATTTCAGCAGGCGGTGAAATTGGTACTTGGCGATGAAATGGCCAAGGCTTCCGACAAGAAGTTGAATGCCGACCTGGATAAGAGAAGTAAGCAGCATATTCAGCGTGCAAATACGAAACAAGCAAAACATAAGGGTGATACCGTGGCAGAAGTGGCCGCGATGTTGGATGAGAAGTTCTTTAGTGGTAAGGCTTAATGACTAATTCTAAGCTGTGTAGTAAGTGTGGTGTGGAGCAACCGATTGAGAATTTCTCGGTTCGTAGAGATAAAGATCGCAATGGAGTTGTGGTCGAACGGATGAATCGGGTTTGCAAGTCTTGTGCTTGTAAGAAGCAAAAGGCTTATTCGGAGAATCATCCTGGATTGATTAACAAAAGGGCTAGGAGTAGATATTATGAAAATTCCGAAGCCGGGAAGTTAAAGTCTCGTGAATGGCGTAAAAGGAATTCAGATAAGATGTCTGCGAATTACAAGAAGTGGCGAGATAGTAGGGATAGATTTGAGGTTGCTCTTAAACAATCGCATATTGCTTCGATTGCTGGTGGTTACAAACCATGCAGTGCAACGGTAGAAGAAATCCGAGAGGCATTTACTGGCAAGTGCTATATTTGTGGCGTAATGGAAAGTGACTGCAACAAGAAGTTGTGTCTAGATCATTGCCACGAAACTGGTGCGATGCGAGGCTGGTTG